ATAGCAGACCTTATGAGCAGCATCGGGAAGGGAATGAAGAAGGAAGAAAAGAAATGATTCAATTACCACCCCGGCTTGCAGCCACCCCTCCTAAAACAGGCGGGGAGTTTTTAACTCTCCTCCTTGATAAGGAGGAGTCCCACGAAGGGGGGAGGTGGTTATGATTGATACCGTTGAACCGATAGAGAAAATTGCGGATCTTCGCAAGGGCATCCTTGTTCCGCGTGAGATCTTTGAGCTGTGGCTGGAGACATGGGACTGGACCATCCACCAGCTTGCGCGGGACGAATTCCCTGAACCTTTCACATCGCTCGATGAATTTCAGCTTGCCTGCATCTGCGCTGATCCTGTGCTTTGGTGTCAGGCATTCCTTCGTGAGCCTGAGGATCCGGACCATCAGGACCCTTACAACTTCTTTGATTATCAAAAAGAATCTATCCGTTATCCCGGTCATGTCTTTCATAAGGACGGTTCAGAGGTAGGCAAGACCCGCGAAATCATAGCCTACTGCATGTATCAGGCATATATAACGGCAAACGGATCCGGACTGAACGGCGCCCCGCAGCAGACGCACCTTGAAGAGATCATCGAGGGTATGCTGGACCAGATGGCATTCAACCCGGAGCTTGAGAAATCGCTCATAAAATACAAAAAGCATCCTCATCATACGTTCTATTTCTCAAACCGCTTCAAGCTGTATTTCAGGCCTTCCGGCTTTGACGGCGAAGCATACAGGGGAGTTCACGTCCGCACTTTTGCGATAAAGGACGAAGCCGCAAAAGACAAGAACAAAAAACAGTGGTCGGAATTCTGGCGGGCCATGAAGCCCGGAGCTGTCGGAAGAATATACTCAGTTCCTGATGGCGACCGATCATGTGATTATTACAAGCTCAGCCAGAAATCGGCAAGGAAAGAAGCCCCGGAAGATATAGAAAGACGGCTGCTTCTTTCCCTGTTCAGTATTCAAAAGGCAAAAATTTCCGGAGCTATTATTGTGAATATGCCGTCGATTGAAGATATTTACGGGAAAATTGATTGTCATAGTGAAAAAGAAACAGACGCCAGGCTCAGTTCCGGGCATGACGATATACCCGAAACAGGCATACCCGTATCGGATGATCAGAAGGAGGTATCAATTGATTCCATCAAGGACGCAGGAAGCCATATTCAGAATATTAAGTTCAAGCTGTTCCAGTGGCCAAAAACTATCATGCCGGAACCCTATTGGTCAGACAGTAGAAGGAGGTTTTTCATCGATCTGTATAATGGAGAAGATTCTGCTGAATACAAACACAATGTCCTCGGAGAAGACGGCGATCCGGAACATTCTGTCTTTCCGTGGGAACAGTTCAGCCTTTGCATAAAAGACATGCCTGAATACAGATGCCTGAAGGTCCTCGTGAACTCTGCATCCAATGAAGTCAGCGTCAATGGATATAAATGCGGGTTTGTTCCCGGCGACGCTGGACCGGTGCCGAGATCCATATCCCTGCTTGACACCTATTACAGGAAAACAGGTTTTTTCGATGTACCACTGGCCGCCCCTCCTTATCAAGGCGGGGAGCTTTATGAGTCGGATTTCCGCAGGCTTATCAAGAGTTTCTTTTCTCCCGTTCCAGGACTGAAACGAGGCGGAGCAGACTTTGGTTTTGCGGGAGATCCAACAGAGATAACCATAAAGAGCATAATTGGCAAACGCGAGCGCGTTATTGCCCGGCTTCAGTTAAAGCATGTTACATACGACCAGCAGGCGGATGCTCTTGACGCGCTGGATGATGTCTTTGGCCCGCCTGAGACGATCTCATGGGGTACGGACTTCGGCAATGCCGGCTCCGCTGTGGCGCACAACCTTCAGGGGTTGCCGCAGTATGCGCATAAGAATTACGACGACCGGCTTAAAGGCTTTATGTTTGAATCTACGACAGACAATGTTGATGAAGACGGCATGCCCATCATAGATGCAAAGACAGAAAAGCCCGCAAAAATCACTCTGAAAGAGCTGGCGACTGACCACATGGTCAAAAAGATGCAGCGTCTTGAAATTGAATATCCTCCGGATCCCGATTTCGCGCACTATTATCCTAACCACACTGTAAGCAATTCCGGAAAGCACCGCATATACAAGAAGAAGGACGACCACCTGATAGACGCCGAGCGCTGCGAGAAACTGGCAAGGCTTTTACAAACAGAAACGGAGGACTTGTTTGCATGAGTAAAGAAGAGACTCATAGAGATTTATGGAAATTTGCAGAGATTACCACCCCTTATTCCCCTCCTTGCCAAGGAGGGGTTGGGGGAGGTAATTTCAGCGGAGCGAATCTCTTAATCTCAATTAAGTCTCAAAGGTTTAGTTCATGAAACTCTTTGGCTACGAACTGAAGCTTTCAAAGTCCCCAACAGCGCGGGCTGCGTCTCCGTCGTCACCCTGGCAGCTTCGCCCCAATGACGGCCAGGGCGCTTATTCAAAATACTTCCAGTCTTTTGTTCCACGCAAGATCGAAGCCTCTTTTTATGAATTCCTCAGGGAGGCAATACCAATCATTGACGCAGGAATAAATAAACTCGTAAATCTCGAAGGGCATCTTGAAGTTGAAGGCGATGACGCGGCGCTCGTAGACGAGATACAGGAATGGCTTTATAACGTCCCGGTAAACGACTTGCAGAAGGGGCTGCACGCTTTTCATCAGAATTTCACAGCAGAGGCATTCGAGCAGGGTTTTGCTATTGGCGAATTCGTTACAGACAAAAAACGCACTGATATAGTAAGCCTTCGCGTGGCAGATTCAAAATATATCAAATTCAAACGCTCTGAAACGGGTATTGAAATTTACCAAAAGGCAGATGGAGACAATCAGGACCGCAAACTTACGTCCGACAACCTTCTTTATTTCAGCATCAACAATGAAAACCAGAACCCTTACGGAGTTCCGCTGGTCAGGTCATGTGAATTTGTATCAAAAATTCTTGCCACAATGCATAACAGTCTCGCGAATGTATGGGAGCGGTTCGGGGATCCGTCCTTTTCTATCATTTACAAGACTTCCAAACGCGACGGAGTTGATCTTGCGTCAAGACGCCAGACAATAGAAGACGAATTCAATACGGCAATCCGGGCTAAGCGCGAAGGGAAATCCGCTGATTTCGTGCGGGCGATAGACATGAATTCAGATATCAAAATTGATATTATCGGCGCCGCCGACCAGCTCCTTGAATTTGAAGTTCCTGTCCGGCATGTGCAGGAACAGATTATCGCAAAAATCGGTCTTCCTCCGTGGATGCTTGGTATGCATTGGTCAACAACAGAACGTCTGTCGGATAATGAGGCCGAGATCCTTTTGGCGGATATAGCAACCCGGCAGGCCGCCAAAATGCCGTATTTCTATAATCTTATTCGCACGCTGCTGCTCTTGAGAGGACGCACGTGGGAAAAGGGCGACTGGAAACTCAAGTGGGCACAGGTGAGCCTGAAAGATATTCTCAAACAGGCACAGGCAAGATTCATGAACGCCCAGGCCGATATGTATTATCTCCAGAATGCCTCCGCAGCAGGGATTGAAATTAATATCACCGATCTGGCAATAGGGAAATGTTCGAAAGATAACTCCACAACCACTCTTAATTCAAGACGGACTATAACAAAAATTCCCGCTCTTAAGGTAAGAGGGGGGCAGGGGGAGCTATGCGCTTGCGGCGAAGTTCACTCAAACAAAGAGCTTTCACGTCCCACGCCTTGGCCGGAGCTGGATAAAACAGAGTATGAATATGAGAATGAACTGAAGTACGAATGGAATGAACTTAAGAAAAGAGTAATGCTTATTTTGAAACTTAATGACATAACGCCCCCCCCTTCCGCGTCCACTCTCAAGATAAGTGGTGGGGGGAATTATGAATTCTGCAAGGAGGATACGCCCGGCCTTGAATCTTTTGTTTTCTCCGAAGAACAGCGCGCGCTTATCATGCAATCCATGAAAGACATGATCGGCACGTTTGATATCAAGGATGAAAACTCTGCTGTCCGCTGGTACTATGGGCAGGCCTACAGCCTGGGACTCATCCAGGCCGTAAAGCTCATCGGCAAGGAACGACCAATCCTCGATATCATAAAAAATCAGGAAATCTACAATGACCTGTGCAAAAATGGTTTTCAGCTGCTCAAAGACATTATCACGCAGGGAATCACCGGAAAGATGTTGCCAAAGATACAGGCTTATGTAATCGCCGGGTATAACCCTTTACAGGTCGCGGACCGGCTTAAAAAATTTTTTGGCGATCAGAATGCAAGCTGGGAACGCCTTGCACGCACGGAAATGGCGTCTGCAGCTGAACGTGCGAAACTTGATGAATGGCAGGCATGGGATGTCAGGAAGGTTGAATTTGTCCCTGCACCGGACGGCTGCCCTATCTGTTTCGCGCTCGCCGGACCATACCCGATTGGTCAATGCCCTATTCCCGGTACCGGCACACATCCCAGATGCAGGTGTTCAATAGCGCCGGTAATGGATTGAACTTCTGCCAGACTATGCAAAACTTTTCTGCTATAAATAACGCATGAAACAGTTATTAGTGAACAGTGAAAAGTAAACGGGGGATTTATGAACGGAACAGATGTAAAACAAGATGAAGTAAAAGAAAAAACCAAGCAGGGGAAAACCGGCAAGATTACAAAGGACGCTTCTGATTTCAAGACAGGTATTCAGAAAACGAAGTCTTATGTTACCTGCGAGGATGTGCTTGAAAAGATGCGGTCTCAGGGGAAAGAGATATGAAATTCGATAAATCCGCAACACAGCAGAAATCCTTCAGCCTTAAAGCCGCTTCAGGAGTGGAGGTAACCCCTGAAATCCTTGCAAAGATAAATAAATATTCCTTGCGCGAGCTGAAGGCCGATGAAATTTTTGTGCGTAAATATCTTATGGCGCATAATGCGATCGACAGGGACAATGAAAGATTTTCCGAGGCCCTGCTCGATGATTTCGCCAGCACTTTATCCGGGAAATCATTATTGAACGGGCATGACAGATACACCCTGCCTCTGGGCCTGTTTTTTGATGCAATCACAGAAGAGATGACGCCTGATCAATTCAGGACGATCACCGGTGAAGAGGCAAGGCTGCCTGACAATGTTCAGACAGTCAAGGCGCTTTACGGCTGGATCTATATGCTTAAATCCGATTTCAACACCCCGATGACCGAAAACATAGACGCCGGTATTTATCGTCATGCGTCTATCGGTTTCAAGGCATCAGACATAAAACCTGTTAAGGGACAGTACGACAATATTCTTTACTGGGAATACGTGTCGCCCGGAGAAGCGCTCGAAGGCTCTATCGTATGGCTTGGAGCACAGCCCGGAGCTACTGCCCAGAAAAAACACGGAGACATACCCGGTTCACATAAACAGCCGCAAATTAACGTAATAGATGGCCTCTCAGATAACCCCACTTTAAAAAAAGGGGGTGCGGGGGGATTTGACAACAACAAAGGAGGACACAAAATGGAGAAGTTTTTAAAGGTGTTGCAGAAAGTGTTCCCGGGTAAAGTCTTCACGACAGAAGACAACCTCGCGGACGAAATGAAGGCCGCGCTTGATTCTCATACTCAGGCAGTCGCGGCAGATGAAGTTGCAAAGGCAGTAAAGCCGCTTAACGACAGGATCTCAGAACTCGCGCCGCTTGCCGCGGACGGCAAGGTTTACAGGGATGACCTGGTCGGCAAGTATGTGGCGAACAAGGCCAAGCTTGGCGAAGTGGATGAAACCCCGGAAGCCCAGGACAAAGTAAAGGCTGTCGCCGGCGCATATCCGATTGACTTTCTGAAATCAGAAGTGGATGTTTTGCAGAAAAGGGTTGATGAGAAATTCCCTGCGGGGCCCCAGACAAGGGGCGACGACAGGACCGATAAGTCCAAAGATATATCAGGGGAGAAGGATTGGAGAAAAAACAATCCTCTTACCCCGAAAAAGGAGGGATAACAGATGGCAACCGGAACATTAATTGACAGCGCACAGAATACAAGGACCCTGAAGCTGGCCCATACTGCTGCCGTGGCACAGTATGAGGTCATTGTAAGCAATAATATTGTGCTTATTGCCTTGAATGCGGCATTGATTAATACGGCCAATATATATGCTTATACCGGAAAAGTAACACTTCCAAAGGCTGCGCCACTTGTAATTGGAGTTGGCGACATAGTTTATTGGGATGTTGCAGACGGCAATGTAAACAAATCATCCAGCGGTAATACCATGTGCGGTTTCTGTATTGCCGCAGCTGCTTCAGCCGATACGACCGTAGATATCTACTTATTCCCAGACCTTACCAATTTGGGAGCGACTGAACTTGCCAATGATTCGGCAGATGGGGATGTTGTTGCAGTTGACGTGCTGAAGGTTGTAACCGTGAACCTGACCAATGCACAGATCAAAGGCCTTCGGGCAGCGCCGAAAACTCTCGTTGCTGCTCCGGGCGCAACCAAATGGCTTGAATTCCTCAGCGCACAGCTTATTCTCGATTACGGGTCAGAAGTTCTTACTGAAAGTGCCGATAACATGGCGATCAGATACACAAACGGCTCCGGCGCAATCGTCAGTCAGGCCATTGAGGCCACCGGGTTCATAGACGCTTCAGCCGACACTTACACAAACGCATTACCGAAGATCGACGCTATTGTTGCAGCAGCGTCGGCGCTCAATCAGGCGCTTGTTTTACACAACACAGGCGATGGTGAATATGGCGGCAATGCCACGTCCGACACACTCATGAAGGTGCGCATAGCATATCGTGAACACACAAATCCGTTGATATAGGAGGAAGATAAAGAGATGAAGCTTTTCGGAGAGAAGATATACAACTGGGAGAAAATCCATGAAATCCCGGAGGCGGACAGGAGGGACGCCATTATTGCACGGGCCAACGAGTTCATGAAAGAGATATCACAGAAAGAGGTCAGCGCCGCGCCTGTCGGAGGCCAGAAGATGACCGGCGTGGATGCCAATCTTATGGGTCAGATACCTGTTGTACTCGTTATGTCCGATACCATCAAAACCCCTGACCGCGGCTATGAGCTGTTGTTTGACGAAGTGGACATGAGGCAGAGCGTAAGCAGTGCGTTTGAAGTTCTCGACGTTACAGGAGGAGTAACCTTTTATCAGCAGCTTGCCGGCGAAGAAGCAAAGCTATCAAAAATACCCGCAAGCGCCAAAACCCAGGTGAGTTTCCTCAGATTTACCGGCGGTTTTCCGATTCTTGATGACTGGCTCAGGTTTAATCAGTATTACAAAATTGACCAGCTTACTGCCGAAACAGTCAAAAAATGGTATAACCAGAAGGCAACCATTATGTACGGCCTTCTTGCAGCCCTTGGCTCAGGGATTAATGAATCATTTGCAACCGATGACGTTACAACCATCAACAATGCCTGCGCACAGATTCTCACAGACCTTGAGGCAGCGGGATATGCGGTCGATGAAAACAGTCAGTTTGTCATTACCTGCAACCCTAAACTGAGGGGCAGGGTATTCAAGGCTATCGCCGCAACTTTCATCAATCCAAACGCAAACAACAACCAGATTCTCTACAACATCAGCGCTGTTATCTCAACCACAAAGCTGGCAAATACGAGCTATTACGTGTCACTTCCGGGCGGCAAATCCCTGCGCGGTGAGTGGG